GGCGCGTCGTAGTCCGCTGGGGTTGTCCCTGGCGTTCCAACTGAATTCCAGACTGACGAATACAGGCTGTGCAGATCCGCATCGACCTTGTTCGCCAAAGCAATCGCAGCAGGCTTGATGTACCGCTCGGAATACTCTTCGATGGAAAGCGTCAGATCTTTCGACGTGAACTCCCAGGCAATATGCTTCTGCTGGTCCACAGTGATCGACGTGGTGGCCTCTTCGACGTCTTGGATGGAGACCGTCGCACCGTCTGTCACGTCGAACTTGACCGGACGGCGGATCGAAACCGTTTCACCGACTTTCGTGTATTCGCGCTTGTAGTCCCGGTGGACGTTCATCGCCATGCCGAGATTGTTTTCCAGATGCATCAGGCCTTCTTTGGCAATGATATCCGGGGTGATGATGGCGTTTGCCATGATCTATCTCCTAACTAGCGCCCGCCGCCGTTAGCCCGCCATTGCCGATACTCATCATTCGACATTTTCGACGGATCTTTTTGCGGGGATGCCCGACCGCCAACCGGCTTGATCGGATCAGGGGCGCTGGATTGTGTGATTGGCTTAGGAGCCTTCAGTTCCGCAGAGATGCGGCCAAGCTCGAAAACCTGCTCAATCGAATCCATCGAGGCGATGCGGTGGGCAACTACCGGGTTTGCGCCAAGGTGATAGAGCACGTCAGGGCCGTTTTCAGCGCGCTTGATCGTGTCACCCATTTCAGGGGTAACGGGGATCTGGCTGTATGCAACCTGCTCGAAATTCTGGAGCCGCGTCTTCGCTTCCGCTGTCCGGTCCTGCCACACGGCGTCAACCTCAGCATTGCGTTGCGACTCTAAAGCCTCGATTTCAGCCTGCACAACGGCGGCCTGTCGATCATCCGTTTTCCGGGCAGCCGACCATACAGCTTTGGCCGCCACGTATTCGGTGTAATCGTCGTACTCATCTTCCTTGGGTTCGGCGTCGGCCTCTCCCGCTTTCTTGATCCGGTCCAGAGCCTGCTGAGATTCTTCAGCCTTCCGCTTCAGTTCCTTGGCATGCTCGATACGACGTTCTCGACGCCGCTGTGACTCGGATTTCTCGACTTCATCTTGCGGCGGTGGCGAGTCGCCCTCTTCGGCCTTGGCGGTGGTTTCTTCTGTCGTCTCTTCGACAACTTCAGGAGTCTCCGCGACCTCTTCAGCCACGACTTCAGGGGCCGCCTCATCGGGCAGCCGCACATCTTCATTCATGGTGTCCTCTTAGTTGAGTGGGCCGTAGCCCTGAACTGGCGCTGGCTGCGCCCCCAATGCCGACAAAACGGCGATGGTCTGCTGTGCGGCGATCTGGTCAATCAGACCGTTCTGGGCCGCTAATTCCGTGGCCCTGATGGCCGTGTCGATTTCAGTCTCAGCAATCTCTGCGTTCAGCTTGCCCGTCTTGGCTTCACGCTCCATCACAACTGACTGCTTGTCCGCCAATTCGAGCATCTGAGCGCGCATCTGAAGCTGTTGGGCTTGCTGGGCCGCCTGTTGCTCCATCATGTACTGCTGCTGTTCTTCCGGCGTCATGTCAGACACATCACGCTCCAGAAGGCCAGGAGGAAGCATTTTCTCAAGCCGTGCTGCGAACTGGTCAGCACCCGGCCAATCCATATTCTTCGCAATCAGGTCCATCACACCAGCAGCGACACTCGGAACCGCTCGGATGAACTCAATCTGAGCCTGTGCCGATTCCTGACGCTTGGTCGAGTAGTTCGGGCCAGTCGTAATCCGTACATCGTACTTGCCACGCCGAAGGTCATTGACGCGAACCTCGTTGCCCAGCTCATCGAACATCGGCTGGTTTACCGTCACGATTTTTTCAGACTCATCAACACCCAAAAGACGGACCTGACGCGTAGTGTCGTAAACCTTCGGGATCGTATCAACCAAGATGCGCCCGCAATGGGCAATAGACTTGGACAGGTTGTCCACGTAAATCGACGTAGATATGTCGGATTCAATCTGGCGCTGCTCAATAGCGACGCCGCTTGTCTCGTTTGACCGTTCACCTACGGCTGCGTCGTAAATACCAGTGGTCGCCTTCATGTCTTCAGCGGCCAGCGATACCTCTTGCAGTAAGCCAGTCGAAGCGACGGGCGGTGTCTCTCGTTGTGGTGCGCCTGGGGCGAGCGGGTCTGGATTGTACGGCAGGAACGGCTTGTTCGACGTGTTTGCCGCTTCCCAATAGCCTTCCAGTCCCTTGATTTGATCGGGAGTGACCTTGTAGGGAGCCTTGGGCTGTAGCGCGACAATCTCCGCGTTTGCCGTCCTTGAGTAGTTATAGAGCCGTTGCGGGTCTTTGGCGTACCGGATCACCGACGAACGAACAACACGCTCGCCAATGTGCAGTTCTTCACCTACAACAGCGACAACCGGGATATGCCGCGTAGGCATTTCAACCGGACCCTCAAGCACTTCCTGCCCGGTCATCTTGTACCAGACAACCTTGTGGTCATCGACCTCGCGTGTCCTGATCGGATTGCGCAGAACCGCCCCAGGCTCCGCCATGTCAATGATGCTGCCGTCCTCCAGAAGCCCGATTTCGCGCTTGTACGGCTTCTTGCAGAAATATTCAGCAACTTGGATGTATTCGTCGCCGTCATACCAGCGGTCAAGATACCCTGGCAGCCCCCCAGCATCCCAATCGCTATGAACTGCCTTCGGGTATGCCTTTCGGAATGCGTCCTTCGCCATGCGGTCGATCACGAAGGCAAAGCCAGCATCCTTACGCGTCACATCTCGCGCGTCTGGGTCGAAGTACACCGAAAACGGGTTCGGGATACGTTCAATCCGCGCCTCTTGGTCGAATGAATCTTCAGCGTAGTCTGTCAGGATGCGGAATGAAGCCATGCCACAGGCCGCTGCACACTCACCCGACTGCTCATAGACTGTCGTAGCGTCAGACATGCTTTCGATGCTACGAACCAAGCCTTCGAAGATTTCAGCCGTCTCCTTGTCAGCACTGCCGTCAGCAGGCCCAATCGAAACTGCCGGGTTCGTCCTGCGAATGTCGCCTGTGACTTGGCGAAGAAACTGCGGCATCCGGTTGACCGTAAGCATCGGACGCCCCGCCAGCTCACGTTCTGATCGGACGTCTTCCGGCCATTGCTCACCCACAAGAAACTGCAGATCGTCCAGCGCCTGTTCACGGTTCCATTCGTCCGCCTCGCAGCACTCGTCAAAGCGCTCTCTGGCTTCACGAAGGACGTCAGCGTATTTATCGTTCATGCTGCTAACCACCCTCCCGATCTCGAACGGCCACGGTTCTTGAAATAATCTGTCGTTGTTCCGCTTGGTGGCTCATACGCCACGCACATCAGACCAAACGCATCAGCACCATGCGACGACCAGTCATGCTCTGGACCCAGGCCGATTTGCCGGTCTTCGTCGCGCTTTTCGTGATACCAGCCCAGAGCATCGATGCCCGGCTGCGTTGTTTCTTCGTTAAACCAAATGCTAGGGAATAGCCTGCGGCCTTCCTCGATACGCTTGGCGGCAGCGCCCTTGCCCTGGTTCGGAATTACCTCAACCTCAAACCCTGCATCTCGCAGCGCGCTCTCATAGCTGACGTCATAAACTCGGTCATTTGTCGCGCCGTCGTGCGGCAGGATGCAAAGAGCATCGCCGTAGCCCGCGCCCCTCAGCCAGTTAACATGCGCAGACAGCGGCTGACCTACAGCCTCGTAGTAGTCCAGCACTCGGATTTCTCGCCCAACGAACTGAGCGACCCAAACCGAGCAAGCGTCAGCCTTTGCACCAGTCCCCCCGATATCCCAAAAAGCCCGCGCCTGCATCAGCGGGTCAGCTTGAACACGGCCAATCCGGCCTTCTTGCCGAGCCTTTGATATGGCTTCAGCATAGTAAGCCCCTGACACCGCAGTCACATACCCGCCTTCCCAAATGTGGTCATACTGATCAGGCTCATTCGATAGGCAGTCCCTACGCTCTTGCTCCAGAACGCTAGGGAACCAAGGGTTTTCAGACCAATTCGCTCGAACGACTACCGCGCCAGTCGGCAGCGCATCGCCTCTTAGCAGTTGGTCAATCGGGTCTGCCTTCCGCCTTGGGTTCCAACCTGCCCAGATTTCAGATCCTTCAGCGCGGATCGTGGGGCGTAACAGCATCAGCGATCTAGCTGACAGCGTTTGCCCTTCCTCAATCCACGCTCGCTTGTAGCCCTCCAGAGACTTGATCGACTCTGCCGTGTGGTCCTGCATGCCCTGGAAGCTGATTAGGCCATCACCCGGCGTTTCGATAACTTCCCGGAACACCTTAAACCCGTCGCTCTCGCCAAGGCCATGCTCTTGTAGCTTTGCTTCGATCAGCCGCTTGCTGGATTCCTTTAGGCTTTTCTGAACTTCACGAATGCAGACGCTCAACAAGCCTTTACTTGCAAGACTGTCTTCGATCAGCAGGCCCGCGAAGAAATGAGACTTGCCTGACCCGCGCCCACCATGCGCGCCCTTGTATCTCGCTGGCTCCAGCAGAGGCTGGAAAACTCTAGCCGTCGGTAGACTTAGGATCGACAATGGTTCGCTTGATTTCAGTCACCAGCCGCAACGGCTCGTCAGGGTCGCCCTGCACCTGTGTCGGCAGCACCTTTCCGAGAAGCGTCATAAACGCCGCTGGGTTCTCGACTGCCTGCCCCTTCAGATAGCCAACGCGGCCTTCAGGGTGCGCCTGATCAGCGGCCTGCAGGATCTCATCCTTGAGAAGTGCTGTGACTTTGTTCGGCGTGCCTTTCTTTCGCCCGCCTGTCTTCTTGCCTAGAGCCATCTACATGCCTCTACTATAGATTGATCACTTGTTGATCGCGCTGCCGCGTGAACCCTTCGGAACGCGCCCGAAGTCGATGACCATACCGCCCTGCGCCAGATGCCCGTTGTCTGCGTCTGCCTCTATGCCTACGCCAACTGCGACGTAGACTTCGCCAGATCCGACGATGGTTGCTTTGCATAGGCTACTACCGTCCAGTGACACTGCTGTCGTATTCACAGCGCTTGCTGCCGACGTCACTGTTTCCTGCGCGTCAGATGCTGCATCGTAAACCGGGGCGTCACCATAGAACCCGCCACCGAACCAGAATTGTACGTCTGCCATGTGTTATCCCTCGCGCCCTGTGTGGCTCATGACCATATCGAGCTTCATTTCTTCCAGCGCCCCAACAGCGCCCCGACAAGCGATGATGCCCGCCATGTCGTAGTTAATGGTTTCGTCGCGATGAACAGATACGATCGCCAAGCCCTGAATATCCCCTGACAGAACGTCTGGCGTGAGTTGATCCAGCAGTTCCTTGACACGCTCGTTCACACCCTGCTGCGTAGCTGGGCGGATACGGCCATCAATGGTTGCTACATTGTCT